TAGGACAAGCGATGGCAATGGCCGACGGATCAAACAAACCATTAGACATCGATGCAAAAAGTTGGCACGGAAAGCAAAAAACAACTCAACCTTATTCTGAATTAGAACAAAAAATGTTTATCCAGGCAGCAAAAGCTGTAGGTGCAAGTAATCAAGATATCAATAAAGGCGACATGCGAAGTAAAGAATTAGACGACACGCATATACTAAGCCCAGTTAGTCAATGGAATAAAAAATGAAAATAAAAGAATTGTTTGAAACTGGATCAATGGGTGCAACAACGTCTGCAATGGTACCATCTCTACCAGGCGGAAGACAACGGTCAAGTAACGGCAAAAAAATGAAAGCAAACTTACTAGGATTTGTTGTTCCAGAAAGTAACAAAAAAGAATCAAATGTAATTAAAAGGACAATGTCATGAACGAAGGTAAAAAAGGTTATAAAGAAAAGAAACAAACAGTTGCTCCTTCAAGGCCAAGAAACTTTGTAGCAAAAAATGCTATCGGCAGTGGTGCTGGCGCACACAAAGATAAAAAGAAAGCCGCAAAACAAGGTGAAGTAAAACATAAAACCGCAGAATTAGCTGAAGATATAACAGAAGGTATATTAAAAGAAGATATCATGGGAGCACCTCCTCCTGAAAGCAACCACGAAGCTAGTATGGCCCTAAGCGAATTATATCGTAATGCCAAGTATGGTATGGCTCTATTAAAAATTATTGAATCAAATGATGCTATTGACGGTTGGGTGCAAGGCAATTTAACATCAGCAGCCAGTATGCTAGACAAAGTTTATCATTATCTAGATTATAAAAACATTAATGGTCGTAAGCCAGAAGTTGAAGATATTGAAGAAGACGATGATAACATAGATGACGCAGAACAAGGCGAATCTGACGGTAGTATGGCTCGCGAAAACTTAGAAATGATTGTTGAGTATAGTATTAAACTAATGGAAATAATCAAACCGGGAGATAATCTAGCCAGTTGGGTTAGCATGAAATTAACTAAGGCCAGCGAAGCTGTTAGTAGTTCTAAACACTTTATTGAATATCGCCAGTTTGAAAAGCATACCAGTGATGCATTTGAAAACAAACTAGTACGTAGATTATCTAAACAACTAAGTGAAATGACTGGTAAGCATGATGCCGCCCAAAGAGATTACGATTCTAGTGTTGCAGGCATGGACGGAAGTGATAAGCGTGACTTTAAAAGTAGAGAAATGCATCACGAATTAGATCATGAAGACCGTGGCATGTATGCTGTTGTAATTGCTAAAAACGGTAAGTGGGAATATACAAAAGCACAGCCTAGTCAAGAAGGAATGAATGCCGCGCAAAATATAATTAATTCTTTACATTCTAAATATCCTAATATGCATCTAGGTATGAAAGGACCCGATGGCAAAGTATATAACTTTGGCAAGGGCAAATAATATAGAAAAGATATGAAATTTAGAGACATACAAGAAAGCAGTCCATTAACATTCGGGGGTAGTAATACCCCCGATCTACTTAGAAGTAAAAAATGGATGTGCGAGGAACTTAAAAAACTAGACCAAGAATTTTCTACTATCTATATATTAGGGTCTTGGTATGGTAATATGGCCGCTATGTTAATTGAAATTGACGTCAAATTTAAAAAAATAATAAATGTTGATATTAACAAAGAGTATCTAGAATTTTCTAAAGATCTATTGAATAAAATGAACATCGGCAACAGACTAGATAGTATGTTAAAAGATGTCAATCAATTAAATTATAGGCAAGCAGATTCTGATAGCCTTATCATTAACACCAGCATACAAGATATAGGTAGCAACCAGTGGTGGGAAAATATTCCTAAGGGAATTTTAGTGGCGTTACAGGATAGAAATAATACTGATAACACCAAACATGCAAATTTAAAAGAATTTATAGATGAATACCCTATGGAAAAAACATTCTTTGAAGGTGAGATTCGATTAGAAGACCCAGAAACAGAATATCGCCGATGGATAAAAATTGGCATAAAATAATTTGACTATTTGTTCCCTAGCATATATACTTTATCTATAAGGATAAAATCATGGGAAAAGCATTTGGGGCGCCTGAACAGGCTAAAATTAAACAAATTATTGCAGAAGGTGTCACTGTACTACAAGAAATCCAAGACTTAACCGAGGGTCTTAATGACACTATTAAAGCAGTAGCAGAAGAACTAGAAGTCAAACCTAGTGTAATTAAAAAAGCAATACGTATTGCACAAAAAGATACATGGGATCAAGTGTTCCGTGAATTTGACGATTTAGAAACTATTGTTGATATCAGCGGACATGCTACGCGACGTGAAGAATAATGAACGATATCGTACATGGAATTTTTTCCTGGATTCGAGATGACTATCGTACCAATAGTTTTCGCTTTTTTGTTGAGTTGCTTGCTTGGGCTATATCTATCGGGTGTAGCATTACGATGGCGGCCACAGTACCACATCCACCCCTTCTTATTCTCTATCCTATATGGATTACTGGTTGTGCTATGTACGCTTGGGCTGCTTGGACTAGGAAGAGTTTTGGAATGCTGGCTAATTACCTATTGCTGACTACCATTGATACTATTGGCCTAATTAGAATGTTAGTTGCATGAGTACTCCTAGGATCAACTACAATCCGCTAGTGCTTAAAGAGTTAGTTAATCTTAAATTCTTTGACTTAGATCCTTTTATGTTACTAGACATAGGAATTTCTGGCGGAATTGAAAATCATTGGACTATTTTTAAAGATAATCCTGAACACTTTTACCCTGACAATCCTGTATTCTTTCATGAGCGGGCTATTCGTAGTAAATAATATGCCAATGGTCGGTCAGCCATAAATGACACGATAGGTATTTGTCAGCCGAAAATGACATGAGGAGAAATTATGAGTTACGTTGATGCCATATGGGATCGCGACACCGATCTAGTCAAGGTCGTAGAACGTGATCCAAAAAAGGGTAGAATCTATCAAGACTACCCAGCAAGATATTTGTTTTACTATCAAGATAGTAGAGGAAAATATCGTTCAATCTACGGGGAACCCCTGTCTAAAGTTTCAGCTAAGAGCTGGAAAGAATATCAAAAAGAAATACGCATACACAGCAACAGTCGATTGTATGAATCTGATATTAAGCCCGTATTCCGTTGTCTAGAAGAAAATTATCTCGGCAAAGATTCTCCTAAATTAAATGTAGCGTTTTTCGATATTGAGGTAGACTTTGATCCAGAACGTGGCTATGCATCACCTGATGATGCGTTTATGCCAATTACTGCCATTGCTGTTTACCTACAATGGATGGAAACTATGGTATGTCTTGCCATGCCACCAAAGACTATGACTATGGAAGAAGCAGAGGAAGCAGTTAAAGAATTCCCCAATACCTATCTTTTTACCAGCGAGGCAGAAATGCTGGATACTTTTTTAAATCTAATTGATGATGCGGATGCAGTCAGTGGTTGGAACAGCGAAGGCTTCGATATTCCTTATACTGTTAATAGAACAATCAAGGTACTAAGCAAAGAAGATACTCGTAGATTTTGTCTGTTTAACCAATTTCCTAAAAAACGTGAATATGAAAAGTTTGGCAAAACTGCCGAAACTTATGATTTTGTAGGGCGAGTTCATGTAGATTACTTAGAACTATATCGAAAATATACCTATGAAGAAAGACATTCGTATAGACTAGATGCTATTGCGGAATATGAACTAGGTGAAAGAAAGATTCAGTACGAAGGTACATTAGATCAATTGTACAACAATGATTTTAAAGAGTTTATTCGATACAATAGACAAGACTGTGCCCTACTTGATAGACTAGATAAAAAACTTAAATTTATCGATCTTGCTAATACAGTTGCTCATGAAAATACTGTGCTAATTCGAACGACTATGGGTGCTGTAGCAGTTACAGAACAGGCTATTATTAATGAAGCACACCATAGAGGTATGATTGTTCCTACTAGGAAAAACAGAGATGATCTAACCGACACACAAGCCGCGGGTGCGTATGTTGCATATCCTAAGAAAGGATTGCATGATTGGATTGGGTCGATGGACATCAACAGTCTGTATCCAAGTGTTATTCGTGCATTAAATATGGGTCCAGAAACTATTAAAGGTCAACTGCGTCAAACATATACCAAAACAGAGATTGAAGCAAAGATGGCTAAAGGTGCGACCTTTGCCGCGGCATGGGAAGGTAAGTTTGGCAGTAATGAATATGAATTTGTTATGGGTAAGGACAAGGCTAATGATATCATTGTAGATTGGGAGGAAGGTAGTACAGATGTACTAAGTGGTGCTCAAATATATGACATGATATTTGAAAGCAATCAACCGTGGATGTTAAGTGCCAATGGTACAATCTTTACATACGAAAAGGAAGGTATTATTCCTGGATTACTCAAACGTTGGTACGCCGAACGTAAAGAGATGCAGGCCAAATTAAAAGAAGCAATTAAAGCGGAGAATAAAATTGAAGAAGAGTATTGGGACAAAAGACAACTTGTTAAAAAGATTAATCTTAACAGTTTGTACGGTGCTATCCTTAACGCTGGTTGTCGGTTCTTTGACAATCGTATTGGTCAATCAACCACACTTACTGGGAGAAGCATTGCTCGACACATGGCCGGGAAAATAAACGAAGTTATTACAGGCGAGTACAATCACATAGGCAAGGCTATTATATATGGAGATACTGATAGTGCATACTTTACTGCATACACTAGTTTGCGTAAAGAAATCGATAAAAAAGAAATTGCATGGAATAAAGATACTGTAATACAACTTTATGATTCTATATCAGACGAGGTAAATTCAACATTTCCACAGCTGATGCTTGACGTTTTTCATTGTCCAAAGAGTCGAGGAGAAGTTATTAAAGCAGGTCGAGAGATTGTAGCCAGTAAAGGATTATTCATCACTAAAAAACGTTATGCTGTTCTTTACTATGATAAAGAAGGCAAGCGTCAAGATGTAGAAGGAAAATCTGGCAAAATCAAAGCCATGGGCTTGGATCTTAAACGCAGTGATACTCCAGAATTCATGCAAAAATTTCTAGAAGAAGTATTGACTAAGGTACTAAATGGTTCTGAAGAAAGAGAAATCTTAGACATGATTAGTGAATTTCGAACTGAATTTAAGGCTCGCCCGGGTTGGGAAAAAGGTAGTCCAAAACGTGCTAACAATATTGCTGAGTACCAGGCCCAAGAAGCCAAAAAAGGTAAAACTAACATGCCCGGACACGTTCGTGCTAGCATTAACTGGAATACATTAAAACGCATGAATGATGACAAGTATAGTCAGCAGATTGTAGATGGGATGAAAGTAATTGTCTGCAAAATGAAAGATAATCCCCTGGGCTATACATCTGTAGCATTTCCAACAGATGAATTGAGACTGCCTAAGTGGTTTCAAGAACTTCCATTTGATCATACAGAAATGGAAACAACAATTATTAATAATAAAATTGATAATTTAATCGGTGTATTAGAGTGGGACTTAGAATCAACTACACAAAATAATACATTCGGAAGTTTATTCACTTTTGAATAAAAATATATTGACAAAACTCAAAAATCTAATTAAAATCATACAAAGGACTATAATATGCAAGATTTACTAAAAGACATCGTCGGCCATACACACAATCTCGGCTTTCTCAACACTGTTAAAATTACAGGTGATTCAGAAAAAACATCCATTACTTCAATGGCGGATGACCGCTCAGTTATTATGACGGCGGAAACTACAACACCGCATCCAGATATGATTGGTGTTTTTGGAATGCCTCAGCTGAACAAACTCAAATATCTAATTGACTGTCCAGAATACAAAGAAAATGCATCCATTGAAGTTGTTAAACAAGATCGTAATGGAGAAGTATTACCAGTAGGACTTCATTTTGAAAACGCAGCCAAAGACTTTAAAAATGATTATCGTTTTATGAACACTGAAATCATTAATGAAAAACTTAAAACTGTTACATTCCGAGGCGTTAAGTGGGATGTCGAAGTTGAACCCGCAGTACAGGCTATTCAACGTTTTAATTTCCAAGCTGGGGCAAATAACGAACACACCACATTCCTTGCTAAAACAGAAGGCGGCAACTTAAAGTTCATATTTGGTGATCAAGCAACACACGGTGGTGAATTTATTTTTGCACAGAATGTTGCAGGAAACCTAAATAAAGCATGGACTTGGCCTATTTCTAGTGTTTTAAGTATTCTTAAAATTGCAGATGCCAACAATGCTAAGATTAGTTTTAGTAACGAAGGTGCTATGCAAATTACACTAGACAGCGGTATTGCTACTTACAAGTATATTATTCCAGCTAACGCATGATAAAAGGTTTAATGGGCAGTCGTGGCATTGCTGTAAATGGTGGTAACACTAGCGTACCGTACATTAACTCAAATCCAGCCAATCCTGTGCAAGGAATGATTAGAGTTTGGGGCACAGATATGCAGGTGTTTGACGGCAATACATGGATCCTTATGAACACTAGTTATGCCACTGTAGAGCTTGACACTGAAACACTAATGTTATTAGAGTGGGCGAGGAACAAGATGAAAGAAGAAGAACTGTTAATAACAACCCCTTGGGATCATCCTGCTGTCAAAGCTGCCAGACAAAACCTAAATAATGCCAAGCTAGAAGTAAAACAATTAGAAGAACAATTAAAAGTAACAGAGATATTAATACATGAAGAATCCACCAGTTAATTTAACGCCGCTACAGAAAGACTATGCTGTCTATTTGCCAGCTATTAGTAGTTTCTATAGTACTTACGTTGCTAAACAACGACTAGAAGAATTTGTACCCAAGGATCGTATTCCTCAAGGGTTTGATCGTGGCATTGAAGGAATGAACTTTCTAAATCCGGAAGAAGGATACTTTACCTACAAATATGGGTTGTATTCAGCAGGTCATGCACAATTAGACCTAAACAAATCATTGACGCAAGAATCAATGATCCAACAGCGTGATCGTAGTAACAC